GATTCTTGGGAGACTTTAGAGTATGGGGTACTAAATCTAAAAAGTCTTTGAAGTCTTACCAGTTTGTACACTAGATGTCTAGACTTTTTAGACTTTAAAGTTTTTGTAGACTTTGGAGTCTAATGCTGCTAGGAAATGTGCCTGCCTAGCCTGAATAGCCTTATAAAAAGTAGGGAGACTAGGCGGGGCAGGTGGCCAGTACCCCTCCCCCCCATATATACACAATGTTATACATTTTGGGGGAAAAGGGGATGTATACCAGTTGGCGCGGCAGGCTTTAAAGTCTTTAAAGTGTCTCATCTATGTCAAAGCCCCATTGCAAGGCTAATCTACTTTATAGCAATTAGCCTTGCAAGGGGCTAATCGACTTATTAGGAATGAGTCCTTATTAGAATTGTTCCTAATACTATACAAAACCTATTATTAGAAACACTGAATAACAGTGACTGGAATGACTATATAACCCCGGTGGGCTTAATATCTATTATACACCTGAAATCACGTTTTGTCAAGGCATTTCGTATATTTATTTATACCTTTTTGGAATATAAAGCTTGACAAACCTGCAATACAGGTGTATAATAGAGTACATGACAAACAAAAAAGAATTAACAACAAAGCAGGAAGCTTTCCTTAGTTACTTAACTGAAGTAGGAGGTGATCCAAAAAGAGCAGCAGAGATGGCAGGATATGCTGAATCAAGCACGAATGCAGTTGTGAAGTCTTTGAAGACGGAGATCCTAGACCTAGCAACAAACATCTTGGCTCAGAGCGCCCCTAAAGCCGCTATGAAGCTCGTAGCAATAATGGATAGCTCAGAGCCTATACCGCAAGCAAACATGCGTATACAGGCAGCACAGACCATCTTAGACCGCGTAGGCTTGGGTAAAACAGATCGCCTCGATGTAACTGTCAATACCAATGGCGGTCTGTTTATTTTACCCGCTAAACAAGAAACCGTCATAGAAGGAAATTATGAGGAGATCTAGCAGTACTATTCCATTTGGTTATAAGCTAGACGAAGGTAACGTAGAGTTACTAACAGCAATACCAGAACAGCTAGAACAACTAGACAAGATGATCGTAATGATCAAAGAGAAAACACTCAGTTTACGTGAAGCTGCGATGTTCTTAGAACACAAGACAGGGCGAACTATCAGCCACATGGGTTTAAAGAAGATAGCAGACAAAAGATATGACTGAACAACTAGACTGGGAACTAAATCCCGACAACTACGCCAAAGATGAATCCGGTGAGTTTATACTCAAGGTTGATGGGACACCGCGAAAAAAATCAGGACGCGCAAAAGGATCTAAAGGTCGTGGTTATACTTACCATTCTAGAACTAAAGCAAAGATGGACGCAACGAAGGCTGTTAAAGAAAAGAAAAAGAAGCTTAAATCAGCCCAAGCTAAAGTAGAAAGCTACAAGAAGTCGATAAGCACCACCACCAAAACTTTAAACAAGTTAGACGGTACTGCTACTTCAAACATCACAGAGCAAGAAGATCTAAACAAGCTACCAAATGCTCTGGCAGACGAAGTAAAAGAAGACATAATCTTCAAGGCCAACGAAGGCCCACAGGAAGACTTCTTAGCAGCCGCAGAAACAGACGTTCTGTACGGTGGAGCAGCAGGGGGAGGTAAGTCCTATGCCATGCTCGTAGACCCGCTTAGATACGCTCACAGGCCCGCTCACAGGGGTCTAATCATAAGACGCTCTATGCCAGAACTTAGAGAGCTTATAGACAAAAGTAGAGAGTTGTACCCGAAAGCATTTCCGGGCTGTAGATATAAAGAA